TCGTTCATGGTTTGTTCCACCGTTGTTCCTCGGCGGAACAGAACGGGAACAAATTGGGAACAGCGACCCCCCCGTGGCGTGATTATTATTATAATTGTCATATTCCCATACCGGGGGGTACTAAAAAGTTGCCACTTTGTTCCCACTTTGTTATACTTGACCGTAGCCGGGCAATGAGCTTAAACATTGCCCAACATTGAACCACTTAGCGCCCTACCTTTAAGTTACAGGGGAATATACCCTATGAATTTTGTAGATTATGCGAACCCGCGACCTCTCTCAGCCCCTCTGTCTGAACTGGAAGAGGCGTTCATCGAGAACCTCGTGGACAAGGGGATGACGGTAGAAGACGCTTTTATCGCTGCTGGGTACGGTAAGCGAGCAAGGGACCCTGAAAAGGGTACCAATAAGGAAACTGCCTTCAATGTACCCAACCGTAGCCGACGGTTGCAGCGACACCTTTGGATTCACATTAACGACCGGATTAAGCGACAGGTTGACGACAACGCTCGTGCAGCGGTACGGGTGCTTGAGCAGCTTATGATGAGCGCAGAGAGCGAGAATGTTCGCCTGAACGCTGCCCGTGATATGCTCTCCCGCGCTGGCTACGACGCGGTACAGCGGCAGGAGACTACGTTTAAGGATGTGTCTAACCTGTCTGAGCAGGAGATTGAGGACCAGCTTAAGAACATGCTGCGGATGCCAGACGATAAGAAGGGCAATAACCCTATTGATCTCGTTACGCCCAAGGTTGTTAATCTCAAGAAGCGGTAGTAACCAACCTGACCACGTTAGGCCCTAAGTAGTTAATCTTAAAAAGCGGTAACGCTTATGCCCACAAAAGCTCGTAGAGACAAAGACAAGGTTAAGAAGGCTGCTGCTGATTTCAATAATGCCTTGTCTGGCCTAGACTCTACCAGCAAGCGTTATGTGCTTAAGCTCCTCAAGGAGAAGGAGGAGCGAAAGAACAGTAACCGAATTAAGTTCTACGACCCTTACCCGTACCAAAAGAAGTTCCACGATGCTGGACAAGATTGTGCCCAGCGTATTCTCATGGCGGCTAACCGGGTGGGTAAGACCTTTTGTGGCGCTGCTGAGACAGCCTTTCACCTCACAGGCGAGTACCCTGATTGGTGGGAGGGGCGTAGATTTGAACTCCCGGTTCGCGTATGGGTCGCTGGCGAGAGCAACGACACTACCCGCGATATCATCCAGAAGGAACTCTTTGGCTCCCCTCAGGACCCCTCCCAGAAGGGCAAGGGAGCTATCCCGCTGGACCGTATTGTAGACACGGTGCGTAAACCGGGAGTACCCAACGCCTTTAGCTCAGCGATTGTGAAGCATAAGACCGGGGGTAACTCTACGATCAGCTTCAAAGCCTACGAGCAGGGCTTTGAGAAGTTCATGGGCGAATCGGTCCATATTGTCTGGCTCGACGAAGAGCCGCCGTCTGAGATTTTCTCTCAGTGTATCACGCGAACCGCCGATACCAGCGGGATCGTGTATATGACCTTTACCCCAGAGAAGGGTATGACCTACGTTGTTAGCGCGTTTATGAACGAGCTAAAACCCGGTCAGTCGTTAATCACCGCCACCTGGAACGACGTAAAGCACCTTGACCCTAAGACCAAGGAGCAGTTGCTTTCTGTCTATAGCCCAAGCGAGCGCGATATGCGTTCTAAGGGCATCCCTGTCTTTGGCTCCGGCCTGATCTTCCCGATCAGCGAGGAGAAGATGGTCTGTGACCCGTTTGAAATCCCAGACCACTTCCCACGCTTAGCTGGCCTGGACTTTGGCTACGACCATCCTACCGCTGTCTCCTGGGCAGCATATGACCCGGATAACGATATCATCTATGTAACCGACGAGTATCGTAGGACAAAGGAAACACCTTTGACCCACGCGGCAGTATTGAACAATCGTACACCCGGTATCCCGGTAGCGTTCCCACACGACGGTCTCCAGCACGATAAGGGCAGCGGGCTACAGCTTGCTCAGCAGTATCGTGACCTTGGTGTGTTTATGCTGCCACAGCACTTTTCAAACCCTCCGGTCAACGGAGAGACGAAGAGTAACAATTCTGTTGAAGCGGGTATCAGCTTATTGCTGCAACGGTTCGAAACAGGTCGCTTGCTTATTTTTAAGACTTGTCTAGATACTCTGGAAGAAATTAGACTTTATCATCGCAAAAATGGTAAAATAGTCGCTCTAAAGGACGATCTCGTCAGCGCGATGCGCTACGCGACCTTGTCCGTAGAACGCTTTGGCGAAAAGATGGCAAAGCAGACGACGTATCGCCGCTACTCGTTTTCTAAAAATATTCAGTATAGTAATAAAGGAATTGTCTAAATGCCTAAGATGACGAAAGAGCAGACCAAGATTCGTAAGGTCATGCGCGAATTTAAGGCCGGTAAGCTTCATACTGGTTCTAAGAAGGGTCCAAAGGTTACGAACCCTAATCAGGCCATTGCTATTGCTTTGTCTGAAGCTCGCAAGAAGCGTAAGACGTAAATTAACGTACATTTATAAAACAGTTTTTAGCTGCTGATTACGCTGGAGCCACACGATGGCAACTAAGTACAACGATGATGAAATTGTTGCCCTTGTGAACGAAGAGGTCAACAGTAGTGCTGGTTTTCTCGACAGCGAGATTAACAACCAGCGTAAAAAGTCTATGGAGTATTTTTACGGTGAACCGTTTGGTAACGAAGAGGACGGTCGTTCCCAGGTTGTTGTCACCGATGTTCAAGATACGCTTATGTGGATTATGCCGTCCCTTATGCGTATCTTTACCGCTGGCGACCGCGTAGTTAAGTTCTTGCCAGAGGGGCCGGAAGATGAGGCCGTCGCAGAACAGGCTACGCGGTATGTCAACCATGTGTTCTATAAGCAGAACAATGGTTATATGGTTCTGTACAATTTCTTCCTCGACGCGCTGATGCAAAAGGTCGGCGTGGTTAAGCACTATTGGGAAGAGATTGAAAACACCACTACCGAAGAATACGAATCTCTGACCGATGCGGAGTTTAATGCTCTGCTCGCAGACGACGATCTTGAGCTTGACCAGCACACAGAAGAGGTCGAGCAGGAACTTGTAGACGCTACCGATCCTATGACCGGACAGCCTATCCAGGTTATGACCGAAGATCGGGAACATGACGCAGTGTTCATTCGTCGGTCCAAGGAAGGTAAGGTTACGATTGAGAACATTCCCCCAGAGGAGTTCTTGATCAGCAACGAAGCGCGTACCATTAAGGATGCCCGCTTTGTCTGCCACCGCTCTAGTAAGACGAAGAGCGAGCTTTTGAAGATGGGCTTTGACCGTGATTTGGTCGAAGACCTTCCCTATAATAGCTCAGGCGCTAACGGTATCACTACCACGCCTGAGTACATGGCGCGTCACGCTTACGACGCTACTGACACCACGCCTGCACAGGCGGCGGTGCCTTCGGAGCAGACTGTTGAAGTATTTGAGTCGTATATGCGGCTCGATATGGAGGGGGACGGTATCACTGTTCTCCATAAGATCATCTCTGCTGGAAATACGCTGTTGAGCCTGGAGCCGGTTGATACAATCCCGTTTAGCTCCGTGTGCCCAATCCCGATTCCGCATAAGTTCTTTGGTCTTTCGGTCTCTGAGACGGTGGAAGATGTGCAGCTTATCCGCAGCACTCTTACCCGTAACTTGCTCGACAATATGTATCTTGCCAATAACGGTAGGTTCCAGGTTGTCGAGGGTCAGGTGAATATTGACGACCTCCTGACCAGTCGCCCCGGCGGTATCGTTCGTACTCGCTCCCTCAATGCTTTGCAGCCTATCCAGACTCCGGCTCTGCAAAACTATAGTTTTCAGATGCTAGAGTATTGGGATGCCATTAAGGCAGGGCGCACGGGGGTGAACGCGGCTACGCAGGGACTTCCCGCCGATGTGTTGAAGTCTCACGTTACCGTCGGGGCCGTTACGGGTGCCTTGTCTAATGCTCAGGGCCGCGTAGAGCTAATTGCTCGCACTTTTGCTGAAACAGGTGTTTGCGATTTGTTCAAGTCGATCTATAATATTATTCAGCGTTTCGAAGAGCGGAAGAAAATTATCCGCGTCCAGAACCAGTATTATGAGATTGACCCGGCTAGTTGGCGCGAAGACATGGACGTAGAGGTTCGTGTGGGCCTTGGCTACGGCGACAACGACGTTCGGGTCCAGAGTCTGACTACTTTTGCAACCTTTATGAACCAAGTTGCTCAGTCAACTCAGGGTATCGTCAACCCAGAGAACGTCTATAACATGATGCGCGAAGTTGGCGAAGAGCTAGGCATCAAGAACGTAGATAAGTTTGTCTCTCCTCCGCCTCCACCGGCTCCTCCTCAGCCTTCTACTCAGGACCAAGTGGCCCAGGCGCAGGCTCAAGCTATGCTGATGCAGGCTCAGTCGGCTCAGATGGAAGCCCAGGTTAAGGCCAAGCGGCTTGAAATTGAAATGGCAAAGCTGGAACTCGACCGACTTGATCTTGAGACCAGCGTCGCGTTGAAGAAGGAAGAACTGAAGCTCAAGGGCGTCGAGCTTGGTTATGAAATGGCTTCTAAGAAAAACGTGCGAGCCAACTAGAACTAAGGACAGAAGACAATGGCTTATCAGAATTACCACTATCGGATTATCAGCAGCGAGAATATCACTTCTGGCGCAACCTCGGCCCAGAGCGGCAGCGCACCGTTTGGTACCAAGGCTGTCCGTATTGCTACCTCGGCCTCGGTCAACGTAGCCATCAACGGTAATCCGACTGCTACGTCTGCCAGCACCTTGATCCAGTCCGCAGACTCTCAGGTCTTTACTGTTACCCCTGCTTCTACGGTGGGTGGCACCGACGGCGATAAGGTAGCGTCGATTGGTACTGCTACTGTCAACGTGACTTGGCTCGGAGCTTAATAAATGGCTGGAATTTCCCCTAGCAGTCTTCAACCGCAGCCGTATGCTGGCTATAATCCCAGCTATGCGCCGTCTGGTTATATGCCGGGGGCACCGGCTGGGTTCATTATGAACCCGTTTGTATCCATTCCTCCTAAAGTCACTGCTCCTCCTCCTCCTACTACTCCGGTTCCTAAGCCTGTTCCGGGGGTTCCGAACTCGGTGGGCCCCAACGAACTCGGATCGTGGGATGGGAATGTCTACACGGAGTCAAGCTCTGAGGATCAGGGCAGCAGCTTCTCCGGCCTTGGCTATGAGAACGACCAGCGCGCCGTACCAGCAGACACTGGTCCCGAAGAAAGTACGTCTAATTACGTCTTTCCTTGGCAGATGGCGGAAGCAACGAGGGCATATAGTAATGCTCTTGCCCAAGCTGCGGAGCAGGAACAGTGGACCGGCGAGCCTACCACTCCAACGGCGCTGGCTCCTAAAAGCATTACCGAAGCGTTGCCTAATATAAACTACAAAGATCTTGGCAGCGTTGCGCTATCGTTAGCTCTTGGCAATCCTCTTGGGATTGCTTATACGGCTGCTGATAAATTTTTGTTTAACGATGCTCTCCCTGGACCCCTTGATGCACTCAATGCCGTTGGGAAAGTGGTTGGTAGCGTTGGCGGAGCGTTGGGCGGACTGTTTGGCCTAAACAAACCCAGTGTGCCAACGACAACGTGGGATTCTTATTCTACTGGCAGCTTCCCGCTTACGGTAGAGCCACTTCCTCCGCCTCCGTTTACAGCTATTGAGCAATATGATGGCTACGGTACATCGTATGAAGAGCCGTATACTGGTTGGCAGGACCCAACGGATTATGGGTATCAGACTGATGAACTTACTTGGTCTCCGGGCGAAGACGTAGCTTCGTGGTCTGAAGACCTTGCTCAAGCTGCTGAAGCTGAGCAATGGGGAGGATAACATGGCCCGTCAAAACGTATATTCCTACCGGGTTCTTAGCAGCGAAAGCGTAAGCGCATCGACGACCAGCGCACAATCTTCCGCTGCTCCGTTCGGTTGCAACGTGGCCCGTGTTCAAATCCACGGAACCAACGGTTCGCCGATTTCGTATGTAAAGATTTCGCGAAACCCAACGGCTACAACCGACGGTACTTCGTCATTTATCCACGAAAACGAGCAGTTTTTTTATACCGTCTCTCCTAGCACTACGGTCGGTGGTACAGACGGAGATAAGATTGCTGTGATTGTCTCAGCCGGTGGGGCAATTATTTTCATTGATTGGCTTGTAGGGTAACTAAATGCCTTCTAATAAAAAGATCAGCGAACTTACCGAGTTTACGGCGGCTCAGCTTGCGGACGACGATCTTATCGTCATGGTGGACGTTAGCGAATCCACGACGAAGAAAGTTTCTGCGTCTACGTTTCGAGCCACTGTTTCCGGTGTTGAGTCTCTTACCGCCGTTGCCCCGCTTAGCGTCGATGCGCCAAACGGCGACGTAACTATTCAGATTACAGACCCGCTTCCCATTGCCAACGGTGGTACAGCGGCTACTACCGCGTCGGTTGCGCGTACCAACCTGGGTCTCGGCACCATTGCCACGCAGAACTCTAACAGCGTTAGCATTACTGGCGGTGCTATCTCCGGTATCACGGACCTTGCTATTGCTGACGGTGGCACCGGAGCTTCCACCGCTGCTGATGCGCGGACCAATTTGGGCGTTACTGCGTCTGGTTCAGATACGACGTATGCCTACCGTGCTAATAACCTGTCTGACTTGGCTAACGCTGTAACAGCGCGTACCAATCTTGGCGCTGCTGCCAGCGGGGCTAATAGCGATATTACTTCATTGACCGGGCTGACTACTGCGCTTTCTGTTCCGCAGGGCGGTACCGGCGCAACTACGCTTACTT